ACGCGAATTAAAGCCGAGTTTGAGGGAGTAGTTACGCTGCCGGTGTAGTTAGTATCCAACTGGATAACACCCAAGGTGCCGGTCTGAGCAGTTTGAGTGCCGCCCAGAGTAGCGCGCAACGCGTTGCCCGCACCCGAAATGCTGCCCGAGCCGTCAACTTCCAAGGAAATATGCGAACCGTTGATTGTGCCACCGGTAGCCGCGTTGGCTGCAGTTACAACCGAGAACGAACGAATCGTTTCACCTGAACCAGTGGAGGTAAAGGTCAGTTTGGCATAAATTAAACGCGTGTCGCCTGTAGTGGCGGAGGTTGTACCGTAGTAACTAGTTTCGTTACCTGCGGTTGTTATTACAACTGGATCGGAAGAAGTACCTGAGCTGAAGCCATTGTTGGATACTACGGGACCAGAAAAGTGTGTAGCTGCCATTAGAGTTCTCCTCGTAAATGATTATATTTGAGTGCTAGCTTCCGAACGTTACTTGTGTTCGTACCTATGACACGTCCGCGTTCGGCATACGACATGTCAGAATTTTCTACTATAAACTTAACTTTTGCAATGAATTCTGGGTTAGCGAAGTGACGGCCAGTGCTAATAACTTTTAGCTTACTGCAGTACTCTTCACTCTGATAATTAAAGGTCGTTTTTCGACGGCCTTCCGAAATCCTTTTTCGAGACTCGGGGCCATGCGTCCTGCCCCGCATTGGTGCCTTAGCAAAATCCGCAATATTGAAGAATACAGGCTCATCAAACCATGCGTCTTTTGAGATGAAAGCATTCTCAATAAGGTCTAGATCATCTGTATCCGCACATTCTACTTCCAGACTCCAGTCAAAGGCCGTTGGGCCATACTTTAGATAGGAATTCTGCAGTTTAGGGTTCGGGTGTTTTTCAAGGTTTAGTAGTCGGAAATGCTCACGAATACGCTTCTTAACCCGCTGAGATTGGCCCACATAACAAGTGCCCGTAACCGTGTTACGAAGCTTATAGATACCAATATGGTCAACGGCGTATGGCATGAACTAGTCCTTTGGAACTAGCATATGCCATATTTTAAACAAAAGAAAGGGGCCGAAGCCCCTTTCAAATAGTACTTATAACACAATGACTTACGGAGTACCGGGCGAACCGAAAATACCACGGAAATCACTATAGCCAAAACTGTACCGCTCTCTCGCTTTGTACCTAACGTTGCCGGTATCGAAGTCACCTTCAAAGCCAGTTTTGATAGCTACGCGTTCAAACATTTTCATGCCGTTAGGCGCATCGGTCAGAACGAACCAAGCATCTGGGTCAGTCAGGTAATGGTTAACAGTGTAACCTTCTGGTACCAGACCCATGTTCTTGATGGCATTGATGTCGTTATCTGCAGTAGAAGTACGCAGAGTAGACTTCAAGATGCGATCAGAAGTGAACTGCAGTTCTTTTGGAACTACCAGTTTCAGACCTTGAACAGCGACCTTCAGGCCACGTTCATCAGTGAACGCAGCAATGTCGATCAGGGCTTGTTCCAGCGAGGTTTCGCTAAGATCCGCAGCAGTAGCCAACGTGTTAGCCACGTTAACAGACAGCGTAGGATGGCTCAGTGAGCACAGTACAACACCGTCACCACCAACTGAGGTAGTAAATGCGCCGTTAAGAACGGCAGCACCTTTTACCTGTTTGGTAGTAGCCATGGAACGAGCCAAGGCTTTGGTGTAACGAGCAGCAAGACGGTCGTACAGGTTATCTTCCACGGCTTCTTCAGTCAGGGAGAAGGCCAGTGCGATAGTCTCGTGGGTGTAACGGGAGGTGTAGGTTTCCTGTGCATTATCGTAAGCGACGCCTGCGCCTTCGTTTTTAACAGGGGCTTCACCAAAACCAGACAGCATTACTTCTTCTTCAAATGCACGCTCAGAAGATTCAATTTCGTAAATCTCAGCGTGTTCATTTTGATAGGTCTTGTATTCAAGACCAAACAAAGCATTAAGGCCCGGTTCAAGTTCTTTTACTAGTTGTGCGCGTGAAATTGCCATGGGTAGGCTCCTTTAGAATTAATATTAGGTACTTGCAACGCCGGGACTGCCATAGCGGTGTTCGTTAATCTTAACGACGACTTGTACGTAACTTCCAAACGTATTGCTTGGAACATCGTATATGCCGACCATTTTAAGATTAAGTGCTGCGGTAGTAGCCTTAGTTGTGGTGTCCAGTACCATATAGGAAATGCCGTTCACAGTGCTACCGGTAGAACCGGAAACGTCTGCGTTGTTACCCATATCGGTCTGTGCTAGTGAAGCGCTTGCTTGGATAATATACAACTGGTTCGGATCATCCAACACTTCGGCAACAATTGTGCCGGTAGTGATATTGATGCTGCCCGGATAGTAGTTTTTCCAAGTAGGTTTCTGGGTGGTTGGGTCGTTATAGAAGCAACCGTTAAACACACCAATAGCACTGACGTGTGTATTGGGTGCGAATTTAACAAGATAACCGCCAATCAGTGTTACCAAGTCACCTTGGTAAATTGCACCCGATTGGTTGTCGTCAATTACATAACCATACTGCTTCTGGCCACCAGTAGCAGACAAGTTACCAAGGGGCCGAAGCCCAAAGGGATTGTTTACATTTGCCATTTGATTTGTCCTTTAAAGTGAGTTATTCGGTGGCTTTGGGGCCGCCGATGCTTACGCGGGACTGTCGTTCGGGCCGGTTAATTTTCATAGAAGAATGTGCATTCGACTTTAACAGGTCATTATCGACAGCTTTAAGTTGATCTTGGGTACGGGCGCTGTAGTAGGACCGTCGTTCTTCCGCTGTTTCATTCGGAATCCTTGCCAATAAAAGAGCACCAACACCGATAACGCCGGTATTTTTACCTGCGTCAACCGATTGACCAGCAAAGTCTGGATACTCGTCACCACGGACCAGCTCATACCCCTCACGGATTTTAGCCTGTACGTTTATACGATCATCCATTCCACCGGCTTCGGATCTAATCCATCGATGTTTAAACCCTTCGGGTGCAGGGGGTGCATCCAAACGTGAAGGAGGTGCCCAAGATTTCCGACGCGCAGTTGTTTCTCTAGTTTCACTAGTACGTGGGCTGCGATTAAGTTTTGGTACAGAAATAGTGTCAGTCATATCTTACTCCTTAACGTATTTGGCGTATTCCTCAAGCGGAACACCAAGTTTTTTAGCTATTGCAACCTGACTCGGGTTTAACCGGACAGTGCGGCGTGCGGAACTATTGACGCCCGAAGATCGGGTTGCAGGGGCTACCGTCTGCACGGGACGGTTATTCCTGTTGTTTTGTTGCGAGGTCGCTTTAAGTTCCCTTGGGAAGATGTCGCGCATCCTACGATCTATTTCATCATAGTACTCCTCTGACTGTGGGTCAAACCCTTCTTTTTGGACCAAGTCAAGATGAATCCCTCTTACAGCCCCCGTCATGGTTGGGTTGGTGCCAAACCATGTATTACGTTCGGCCCACTCTTCTGCCTGTGGGTCTACTTGGGAACGTTGTTGTTGCTGGGGCTGTTGATACTGTGGTTGTGGGGCAGCCTGACGGGCCATGGTCTGTTGACGATAGGCCGTAGCTTCGGATATCCGCTGCTGGTCCATCACCATACTAGTCAGACGCTGCTGGGCCTCAGTCTCAGTATCAATATCATACTCTTCACGAGCCTTCTTGATGATCTGCTTGAGTGCTACAACCTGAGTCTCTACCCGGCTTTTAGCTTCAGTCAAACGATCAGCATCCGTTTGCTGGAACCGACGCTCAAGCTCTTCAGCCTTATTATGCGCGTTTCTGGCATACTCAACAGCCGCTTCTTCACGACGCTGGGTCTCCCGCAAGCGGGATGTCAGCTTGTCAATACGGCGCTGAACCTTGTCACTGTATTGATCTAGCTCGTCTTTTTTAGGTTTAGCCTGTTGCTGCTCCACCTCAACAAGGGGGGTCTCTTCCATTGTCGTAATAACAGCGTTAGAACCATCATCATTCATCTCAACGGTAGCCGGTTCCTCGTCGTCGCCTATCTTAAACTCTTGTTGCTCGTTCATAATCTGCTCCTCACATGTGCAAGATGTCTTTAGGGTCGTTAATCAGCCCCAAGATTTCATCGTCGTTTAACAGCCGGATTTCACCACCGTCGATCTGAATACGCGAACCCGCATACTTCCCAAAGATGATCCAATCGCCAACCTTGCACCACGGACCGTCTGGAAACTT